ATGCTGACGGATACAGCGATTAAGAAGGCTAAGCCAAGTGATAAAGGGTATCACTTGACCGATTCACAGGGACTGTCGATCTTTGTGACGCCTGCTGGCGCGAAGGTTTGGCGCTTTCGGTATCGATTTGCAGGCAAACCCAAAGTTCTATCATTCGACGCTTATCCCGATGTTTCGCTCCTGGACGCGAGGCAAATGCGTGATGAGGCTCGGAAAATGGTGAAGGCTGGCCGAGATCCCTCAGTGGAGAGGAAGAAACTTAAGTCTGTCCCGCAGGATCCTGATGCCAACACTTTTGAACGCATCGCACGCGAATGGTTCGATATCCAAAAGGGCTCTTGGACAGAGCGTCATGCTGAGGATGTCATAGGTAGTTTGGTGCGTGACGTATTTCCAGATATCGGCGCATCCCTAATAACTGAGATCACGCCCCCGGAGGTGTTGGAAGTGCTGCGCAAGATCGAGCAGCGTCCGGCTATCGAAACGGCACATCGTGTGCGACAGAGAATGTCAGCAGTGTTCGTGTTTGCGATAGCGAGTGGGAAGGCAGTAAACGATCCAGCGGCGATAGTTCAGCAAGCGTTGACGCCATTTCATAAGGGCCGATTCCCTGCCGTTGCCACTTTACATGAAGCAAGGGAGATAATCACAACACTCGACGGCGTGCCAGCCCATCCGGTCACTCGCCTGGCGATGAGATTTTTAGCGCTGACCGCTGTGCGCCCAGGCACTCTTATTACAACGAAGTGGGCCGAGCTTTCGGACCTTGATCCGAATGATCCAATATGGCGCATTCCGGCCGAACGCATGAAATTGCGAAAGGCGATGAAGGATGATGACCGGAATGATCATGATGTGCCTCTGTCCCGACAGGCTGTCGAAACGCTAAAGGCGGTCCATAAGCTCACCGGTAAGGGGCCGTATGTGTTTCCGAATGCGAGGTTTGCTCATAAGCCGATGAGTGAGAATGCGCTTGGATACTTGCTTAATCGAGCCGGTTATCCGGGGCGGCATGTTCCCCACGGATGGCGGTCAACATTTTCGACGGTTATGAATGATGCGTTTCGTGAGGATCGCCAAATAATTGAGGCGATGCTAGCTCATAAGAACAAGGATAAGGTGGAGGCGGCGTACAATCGTGCGCAGCACATGGAGCGGCGCAAATTTCTGGCACAAACGTGGGCGGATAAATTGCTGGATGGCGCTCTTCCAGCTGATGACTTGTTGGGCGGGCGGCGAAAAGCAGGTCCCTCGATATTTGGTGCGATTCCTGAATGAGAAAAGAGCGGGGATCCCGCTCTTTTTTAATGTCTCGGAAGTTGCTGGATCCATGTCTCGATCTCGTCGGAACGCCATCGAACACATGTGGAACTGAGTTTAACCGCTTTGGGAAAGCTGCCCTCGTTGATCTTCTTATAGATCGTTGCTCTGGCGATGCCGGTTAGTTTCATTACCTCTTGCAGGGGCATTAGTCGTGTCGATTCGCTGTTAAACATTTGAGCCTCCTGCATAATTCCCTCGCAGTATGTAACCGACGCCCGCTTCACCAAGAATTGGGTATCCTGCGCCCCGCAGAGCCGAAATATCGCGATAGATGTTTCGGTCGGTAGTATTGAACTGTGCCGAAAGCTCGCTAGCTGTGATTTTGAACTGGGTCTGGAAGGTAGCGATAATCATGCGCCTGCGGTTTCCAACAGGCTCGACAATCTCATGATATGGATTTTCAGGACCTGGCATCATTGTGATTGCCTCCTGATAATAGAGCCGCTTCAAGTTCGGCCATGTCATCGAATGACACGATCCAGCACTTTTCACCGTCATCGCCTTCGATGCTGCATAGCTTGCCGTTTTGCGCCTTGTAGGTGTCAAAGCGATTGGCAATCAGGTTTGTTGCCGCTCGCTGAAGCAAGGCTTCCCCTTGCACTGCGGCTGACTGGCCATGTGCAACTGCAACTGCCGCCATGGCGCGCCACAATCGGCAAACGAGGTCAGTATTCGTCTCGCTCTCTTCCCAGACGAGATCGAGCGCGGCTTTGACCATTTCGGGAGTAGCTTCGAGCGGGAATGTCATGCGTATGCCCTCACGCTGGAGACTTTCAAAAATTCACCGAAGGATATGTCGCAAGCGTCGGAGACCTCGCAAAACACGTCATAGCGGGCGGTGGAACGGGACCTGGCCGTCACAATTTTCGACCATTGCCAATACGACACGACGAAAATCTTGTTGTCTGGCAACAATTTGAGATGATCCGCCAGCGCGTGACGGCCAAGGTCGGTAACAGCGAAGAACGCCATGTCGTCGCGTTGGCCGGTTTTTCTCCAATAAAGCGACTTCGAAAATTCCTTCGCTCGATTGCTATTTGCATCCGTGGCGAAGTGGTTCCGGTATGTTTCCTCAAGAGGGAATGTCGGCCGTCCTAAAGCGTGATCGATCCGATCCATGGTTTCGTCTTTTAGGTAGCGGTTGACCTTCGGATTATCGTTGACGTTCATGCCGCCACCTCGACCAGATCTATGTTGCGATTGATGACGTTAAATGTGTAGGCGACAACCCAAGGGTTTTTATCCCACGCGCCGGGGCCGTTGATGTCGTCCCAAAGGCTCCTGAATATTTGGCGCGCAGGGCCAATGTGGTTAGGATTGAGTCCGCTATCATCAGGGACACAGCCTTCCGCATACGCATCGACCTCACTGCAATCCTGCAAGCGCTCGACCTTGATGGCGGTCGCTTCAAGCGTGATGCGTGACGCCCAGCGTGGCATATGGATCGATGGTTTCCACGACATTCCTGGTTGAACGTACTCGCGTCCAGCGACGGGAAACTGCTCGGTCATTTCGGTATAGCTATGTTTCTCGTGCGCGCGATACATAAATGTAGCTACGTCTGATGCCCAGCTGTGACAGCGCCATGCTTCGCGCACCCAAAGCCGGTCGCCGGCTTGTGCGAGTGGTCGCCACCATTTCGGCCCGCCGTCTTTGTCGCGCATATCAGGACCGAATGCGATTTCCATCCGGCCATGATTGTAGCTGATGAGCGGATCTATACGCCCAGTTGGCTGTGGCTTGATGATGCGGCGGGTCTGCGTTTTACGACCTTCAAGCAATGCGCGAACCATAGGCGCGCTGAAGAGGATGGGGCGGTCGGCCATCTCAGTGCGCCCCTTCTGATGTCGCCAGATCTTCATCCTGATCGGCCAGGGCTTCATCAATTGCATTGATGAGATTGAGGCGAATGCTCTCCCGCTTACTGATGCGGGGCAGACCGCACGATATCCGACGCTTGTTCTCGGCATCCACGCCGTCGATTGTCTCCCAGATGTCGAACAAATCTAGAAAGGAAGCGAAGTCTGGGCGATCAAGATATTGCGGACGTTCGGTCATTGCGAGAATGACAGGCCCGAGGATGCTGCTATCCCACAGATCTGCATTTTCCTTGAAGCCTTCTGTCTCCAAGAGGATCTGCAGAGATCTGATGATCGCCGAGTGCTCAATCGTATCGACGAACTTCTTGAAAACCTTGATGGCATAGATCTCGCCGGGTTTTTTGGTGAGGCTCGACCCGTTGCTAAGCATCAATTTGCAGCCAGCAGCGTCCGCGACAGATTTGCATTCCAGCGCCCACTGTTCCCCAGCTGCTAGAGCAGCTTTCAGAAGATTGACGGTAGTTATCTTGGTGACATTGCCGTTCACGGCAGCGAACGACGCCGCTTGTTCTTTCTTGTCGATTTGTACGATCTGACATGGAACAGCTTCGACGCCACACATTGCTGCAGCGTGTACGCGATGCTGTCCGTCTATGATGGAATAACGTCCACCTTCGATAGGTGCGCAAAGCACGGGGGCAAATCGTGACCAACGGAACGTAGTTGCGATCTGTCGAATTGCTTTCCAGTTGTGCGGAGACAACGGTCGTTGGAAATCGTCATCAATGACCAGGCGTTCGATGGCTATCCAATCAAGCATGGGGGCTGGTCCCGGTTCGACGCGTTGCAGGGCCTGATCGAGTGGCGCGGTGATTTTTCTCATATCAGCCCCGCAATCTGCAGGCCGAGAACGACGCCCGCCGCAAAGCAACATCCGAAAACCGCCAGCATGACGCGGAACGTCGTTTCGCGATCTTCGATCTTGTAGTCAGCTGGCAGCGAAAACCCCACCTCGGTGCGGAATTGGACCTCATCACGCATGGCGGTCGATCCTTTTGATCGACTGGCGACGGGCGAGGGCAGCGGCGCGCTGGCCGAGCTTCGCAACGATTTCGCGGGAAAAGCCATGGCTTTCGAGGGTTTCAGGCGTAACGTTCTCGCCTGCAAAGGCCATCTCGCGCATCTTGTCGGCGAGGCGGCTCTCAACGCTACTGATGCAAGTGCGGGCTGCGAGTGATTGTTTTTTGGGTTGAAATTGAATCATCTTCTTCCATCCGTTATCTGTCTGGCGAGCCAGATTGCGCGGTGAAAGAAAGCACTGCTTTAAAATAAATGCAAGTGATACTTTAAATCCGTTAAAGCGAAAATCGATTCGACAACGCGAAAAAAAGAATCAATAGTGAGAACAAAATTAGAACAGGGTGGTTTGTGGAATGTCTTGCGTGCAGGAGCCAACTGTAGGGTCTACGTCGGTGATTGAGATTGAATGTGCTGATTGCGGGCGGATCCGCTGGCTTAAACCCCATGATCTGTATCGGTCACGGGCTAAGGTTACGCCCCAGACAACCATTCGGCAGCTCGGCCTGAAGCTGTTTTGCACTGGTTGTAGGGATGAGGGGATGCCTGGACGCAACATCAGTCTGAGTCCGAGATTCGTATCCTCGAATGCTCGAATCTATGCTGATGCGTACATGATCAATAGCCGAGAAGCTCGCGCGTAGGTATCACTCGCCACATATTCTTTATAGCGTAGGGGTCGAAAACCAGTTCCTTGGCAGGGTTGTATTGCTTGCAAATAATTTCAGTTTTCGACCGTTTAACAAGGCGTTTAATATAGGCTTTTCCTACTGTTTCGCCTTCTGCGGGAAAGGTTTCTATAACGACATCGTCACCAGCCACCGCGTCACGTCCGCCGCAATATAGCAGTTCTCCCGGCTCGTATCGCGGTTCCATGCTGTCACTAAGTACATGAAGTGCAAACACTTTTCTCAGATGGGCGATGCCAGCCGGTCGGCGAGCATAACCTGCGACTTCTCCGTTTAAGGTGAAGTCGCCATCATCGCCGCCTACGGCTACGCCCAGTATCTCCACATCGAGTGGGCCGGTATCAATGTGGGTCATGTCGGATACGATTTCCGCATCCGAAACATCGCTCTGATTGGACAGGTAACGAACGGTTCCCTTGCTCAATGCAATTGGGTCAATGTCGAGGAAGGATGCAACCGCTTGAAGATTCTCCATCGACATGACGTTCGCGCCACGTTCCCAGTTGCCGACTGCGCCAGTGCTAACGCCAGCGGCTGTCGCAATGTCGCGCATAACAAGCCCGCGCTGTTTCCGTGCGGTGCGAAGGGCTAAGCCAATTTTTTGCGATAGTTGTGTCTCATCCATAATAGGATGTGACTCAATGTGGATAAATTCGTCCATTTAAGTATCCCTTGCATTGCAATGAAAGCTATGCTTTAAAACGGCGCATGGCTGACAGAGACGAAATGCATATGGCCCTTGAGGCCGCTAAAGACCGGGCAAGAGGTGCCAGTTCATTGGCGCGTTCGCTTTGCATCACACCGCAGGCGGTGAACCAGTGGTTCGTTGTGCCGCCTGAGAGGGTTCTTGATGTGGAGCGTTTGACGGGTATTTCCCGCCACCTGCTGCGACCTGACGTATTTGGAAAGCCGCATTTTTCGCCCGTCGGTTCCTCTGCGGGTGAGGCTGGAGCGTCGTCGCCCCCCGCTAACCCCAGCGGCGCTCCAGCCATTTCTGAGCAGGGTAGAGCAGAGGTAGCTCACCGGGTTCATACCCCGGAGGTCGCCGGTTCGAATCCGGTCCCTGCAACCAGTTTCAGTTCGTCCGATTCCTCCTCCCAGTCGGACGGAAGCGCCGGGGCGCACGGTTTGAGAGACGCCAGATGCGCCCCGGCTGCAATTTCGGAGGGCCTGTGATGATTTCATTTCGTTGTTCTCCAGCCTGCGGGCCACCTGATTGAGTTGACCAGACAGTCCTATCGGTAGGGCTGACGAATTTCACCGAATCCGTTGACCGATTTTTTTCCTTGAAATTTCAGGGAGGTTTTCTTGCGCACAATTTCTGAGCCTGAACGCCGCACACTTAAAGCCGCAACCGACGGCGCATATGTGCTGTCGGGCGGAATTTCCCGCATTCTGGACTTCACGCGGGTCTCGACATCTCAGCTGTCGAAATATGCTTCCTTCGGTGAGGACAATATCGAAAGCTTCGCGCCGATCGACGTTGTTATCGAAATCGATCGGGCGGCGAAGTCGCCGGTCATCGTGAAGGAAATGGCGGCATTGCTCGGCTTCGGGCTGGAGCCGCTTCGTTCGGCCGAACCAGAAGGGACACCGCAGGCTGTTTCTGAAGCGACAGGCTACCGGGTTTTGAAAGAGACCATGGATGTTGTCCAGGCCATTAATGACGGGCTGTCGGACAAGAAGATTGACGCCGCCGACCGAAAGAGGATCGGCAAAGAACTGCTGGAGGCAATCCGCGAGCTTGAAGCGCTTCAACGTGCATTGGCGGTCGATCAATGATCTCCGGCAAGCGCTTAAAGTTCATGATCATTGATGAGGCCGGCGAGGCGCATCCTCCTCGCTGGATCCATCCATTCTCCCGCTTCGGCTGCGCTCGTTCGCGTCGGGTACTGGAGAGATTCCCTGAAAAAGCAGGCGAAATTGCGCGAGCTACCATCGAAGGTGGCTCGCGTATTCGCGGTGGAAAGGCGGTTCTTCATGCCTAAGAAAAAGGGCGAGTACGATCCTTGGAATGCTAATCCGGTCACGTCCGCCGAGGAGCCGGCAGTAGATCATGATGCCGAGACGGGTGAGATTCTAGATGGAACCCACGCCGGTGACGACATCACATCATCAGCGAACACCATCGCCGTCGCGCAGCTGCGCGCCTTCATCGAACGCATTGAGCATGAGGAGGCGGAAAAGGAGACGATTTGCGACGGCATCAAGGAAATTTATGCAGAAGCGAAGGGATCTGGGTTCGATCCTAAAACACTCCGGCGCATCATTAAGTTGCGGAAGATGGACGACACGACGCGCCATGAAGCCGAAACTATGCTGCAGCTTTATATGGATGCGCTCGGAATGGATGGGGGGACAATCGTATGACCTCCGTTGCACCGCTTGTTGACGCATTTTTCGCAAAGCAGGGCGCTCCGACGAAGTTTGAGCCTGGTGTCGGGACAAATTTCGATTTCTACGCCTCCTATCTATCTTCGTTCGGGATCCAGCTTCGCCAACTTGGTTGGCGTTATCAGCTATCGCAGAGCGGCGGCCCATGGCGTGATGTCTCCAGAGTTGCAATTCTAAAATTGGTCAACACCTTCCGTGAGATGGAAGGGTTGCCCGTGCTTCAGGCGGCCCGCCGATGACTGCCCGCCGTCAAATCCGAAATCTCGATCTCATTCTTGCCGTCGCCTGCGTGTTGCTCGCGGCGGCACCGTTCTTTTTCGTCGTTTTTTCTGCGGGGTGGTGACATGATTTATCCGGCGCATCCGCTAGCCGATATTTTCCCGATGATCGCGGATCCTGATTTGAAGGTTCTTGCGGCTGACATTGCCGCCAACGGTCAGGTCGAGCCGATCTTGTTGCTCGAAGGGCAGGTTCTCGACGGCAGAAACCGCCAAGCGGCTTGTCTATTGGCCGGTGTTGAACCGATCTACAGTGATTTTACCGGCGCTGATCCTCTCAGTTACGTGCTTTCCAAGAATCTGCATCGTCGCCACTTGAACGAAAGTCAGCGCGCCATGGCGGCAGCGCTAATAGTAGATTGGGAGCGCGGCGTTAATCAGACCACTGCCGGGGCTGCAAATTTGCAGACCCGGCGCGCTGCTGAAAAGTTGTCTGTTTCGGAAAGGTCTGTTTTCTCGGCGAAGCGGATCCGGGAGCACGGCGCGCCAGAATTGATCGAAGCGATCAGGGCAGGGTCGGTAAAAGTCCATACCGGTGCGGCGTTATCTGAGCTGCAGCATACCGAGCAGGCCAGAGTAGTTCGCGAGGGAAAGAAAGCTATCCTGGCTATGGCCAAGGGGATCCGGGCCGAACAACAGGAAGTCAAGCGCGCGGTCCGAACCGCTCGAATGATCCATATCGCTGAGCGCGGGAAAGCGACCGCACCTGCTGAGCTGGGCCAAAGATACTCGATCTATTACGCGGATCCACCGTGGAAATATGAGGTTTGGTCGGAAGAAAGCGGCATGGACCGTAGTGCGGAAAACCATTATCCGACGATGGAGACAGATGCGATTATCGCGCTGTTTCACCAGCTTGGCATCGCTGATCCTGAATTTCCCGGCATCATGTTTCTATGGTGCACGAATGCAGGCCTTAGATCGCAGGGAATTCGCGTTCTCGAAGAATGCGGTTTCGAATATGTCCATCACTGGATCTGGGACAAGGTTCATCAGGGCAATGGCCATTGGGGCTTTGATTGTCATGAGCTTTTGCTGATTGGCCGGCGCGGCGATGTTGTTCCGCCGCCACGCGGCATGCAGCCACAAACAGTCTACCGGGAGCCGAAAGGCAGGCACTCTGCCAAGCCTGCATTTTTCGCGGAAACGATTGAGCGGCTTTGGCCAGATCTGTCGAAGCTGGAGCTTTTCTGTCGTTCGCCGCGTCCCGGCTGGGATGCGTGGGGCTATGAAGCTGCGGGGGGCGACAAATGACAGACTGTCCACCAGTGCGCGCCGGTGAGCGCGGAAAAACCATCTATTTGTCCGGCCCGATGACAGGCCTACCGGAATTCAACTATCCCGCATTTCATCGTGTCGCCCGCGAACTGCGGGCGAGTGGCCATTACGTCTATAACCCGGCTGAATTTCCGTTTGATGGCGCGATGGAAGACTATCCCATTCGGGATGCGATGGCCGCGCATTGTGCATTTCTATGTCAGTTCGCCGATACAATTGTGCTGCTTTCGGGCTGGAAAGCATCGAAGGGTGCAGGGATTGAGCTGTCGCTTGCTCACTATCTCGGTCTGCACGTTGTCGAGTGGCGAGGTGCAGAATGAGCACCGAGGCTGTGGAACTACGCAGAATCAGAGTCCGTTTGGCGGCGCTGGCTGAGACGAAATGGTTTCGGTCCGCGGATGCGCGCGGCGAGTTTTTGGAAGCCAGCACGCCAAAAGGCGAACTCAACGAAATAGCCCGTTTTCATCCGGGCGCGCTGCCGGATGAAATAGACTTCCTCGTTAACGCGCCGGATATGGTCGCGTTTCTGTTGCGCCTTGTAGACCGGGCAATCACGAAGGCGCGTCACGAAACGCCGCGACAGCAATATCGGAGCAAGCGCAAGGATTTCGCGGCGGAAGCGGCGATGAAGTGCGATGACGCGGCTTTCAAGGTGTTTCTCGAAGAAAAGCACGGGCTTGAGCGGCCTTTAACCGCCGATCGGGCAGCGCAGAGGTTGCGCACGATCCTCGGCATCACATCCAGAAGCGAACTGAATAAGGATGACGCGGCGGCGGGTCGGTGGCGATCCCTGCGCGCATCTTTCGAGGCATGGAGAAAGGTGGGACGATGAGGGAAGAAGCCACAATTCGCCGTGGCGTGCGCAATGCACGTTATGCGGCGATCCCTAACCACGTATTTGAAGATGTACGGCTTTCCATGGAGGCGCGATGGCTCCTGGGATATTTGCTGTCCAAGCCGGACAATTGGACTGTAGTGCTGCGCGACATCATCAATAAGGGCAATTGCGGGCGCGACAAGGCGCGCCGCATGATCGCCGAGCTGGTTGAGCTTGGATATGCCCAAAAAGAACAGGCGCGCGATGGCGGTCGATTTAGTGCGCTCTCACTTGTGATTTATGATGAGCCGTTTCCCGCCGAAACCGTTGAAAGTGTTGCATCTTTACCGCAGACTGAAAAACCGTCGACGGTAAATCCGTCAACGGAAAAACCGTCGACGGTAAATCCCCCCCTAGTAATAACTGATAATCTAGAAAATACTGATTGTAGATCTGAGAGAGCGCGCGAAAGCGATGAAGATGGAAGGGAAAACCGGAAATCTGTCGAGCGAGCTTTCAAGCGAGCTTTCCATCGTTGGCCCACAGCGATCAGTGACAGCGAGCCTGATGCGTTTCGAGCCTGGTGTGATCTGGCCCCGGATGAACGACAGTCGGCTTTCGAAGAGGCACAGCGATATATCGATGCCGCGAAGGCGACGGGACGGAAGCACGTCTGTTCACACGCCATCTATCTCCGGGAAAAACGCTGGGAGAAGCTGCCTGCGAAGGCTGATGCCTCGGATAACGGCCCGGCTCAGGCCGCGCCTTTTGGAAAACTGTGGGGCGCGCGGGTCTACTCCCTTTTGCTCGATGGCCCCACCCTTCAACCAGGCCTGACGCCGATTGAGCTGGGAATGATCGAGTCCGGTCGCTTTACTGCCGATCACATTCTCCGGGACAAGCGGGCGAAAATGGGCTTCCCGACCGTCAATGAGATCCTTGAGCGTGCGGAAGGCCGGCGCGGTGTTTTGGTTCCGCCAGCATTGGCAGCGGTGAAGGATAAGCTCGTGCTGGTGAAGGTTGGCGGGGATGTGTGGCAAGCATGGGAACAATATCACCGCGATGTGGGCTGGCCTTGGTTCCGGAATGTAGACCGTTTGGAGTGGGCGTATCTGCCCGATGGCGGTCCGGATGGACTGGACGAATTCAAGGCTGCTTTGAGGGGATTAGGTGACCATGATGGCAATTGACAAAACTCAGATCGAGGATGCGATTGCCAGAGCGCCGACTGAGGCACAGGCGTCGGCCATCGACAAGGTGATCGCAGAGCGCAGGCGTCTGGCGCGAATCAGATCTGCAGCCGCTGTGAGAATGGGCTGTGATTCTCCCTGGGTGATCCTTCGAGTGCATCCGAATAGCGAAATTTCGGTATATGACGCTTTGACCGCCTGCAATATTGAAGCTCTTGTCCCCATGAAAATGGGACCGAAACTGCGCCGTCAGGGACGGGAGATACCACCACGCAAGATGCCTGTCATGGTGGGTTATCTGCTAGCGCGATGCCCGATCAGCAACGATGCATTGGCCGCTCTGCTGAGTTTTGATGATGTGGTTGCTGTGCTAGGCGGATATGAGAAACCTTATCTCATGGACGCAACAAAAGTTTGTAGTTTCAATGAGAAAGCCGAGAGTGGTGAATTTGATCATGAACGGCCAATTGAGCTGTTTTCCCATCTTAAAAAGGTCAGGATTGTCGAGGGTCCATTTGCCGGACATGTTGCTGATGTTGTGACGCGCGTGGGTGCTGGCAAAGGCGTTGCTGTGGTCGAAGTGCAGTTGTTTGAAAGACCGGTGCCTATGATTGTCCCACTTGCATTTCTCGCGCCGGTATGACTGTAATCTGCCCACGGATGATCCGGTTTAGATAGTGATCCTCAAGACACGGTAGCACGTGGGGACTTGCTCCTGAGGTGGCCACGCTCGGACCCCGCCCTGACTGCCAGCATGGCAGACATCGATTCAGGGCCAGTGCGTAAGCTATGTCCAATATTCACCAACGACAATGAGCGCCCTCCAGGCGCTCTTTTTGTATTCCTATATGTGAGGTTGTCATGAAGCGCCGTTCGTTTCTGCGACTGCTTGGTCTCGCTCCTGTTGTTGCTGCTGCTCCTGGCCTTGCGATGCCCAGACCAGAAAGCCCGAAAGATATCATTACCGGGTTGAGTGCGGCTACCGATCCGCAGTTCATTGGTAGCGAGCAGGTGTCTCATCCGATTGTTTACGAGGGTGGCCAATTCTATCTGAACGCCGGATCGATCTGCAGCTCGAACGGCAAGCTCGTGATTGATATGCATGGGGGCAATTGCTCTATCCGGATCCATGATTGATGGCGTCCAAGCCAAAATCCTTCCGGCCTTCTCATTTGGGTACAGTGCAGCAAGCGCAGCGCGATTATGACGCGCGAAGGGGTAGCGCTCGCGAGCGAGGCTATACCGCCAGATGGGATAGAGCTGCTGCAGCCTACAAGCGGGACAACCCGCTATGCATCGGCTGCGAGGCTGTCGATCGGGTTGAGCTTGCATCGGTTGTCGACCACATCATGCCTCATCGGGGTAATGAGGATCTGTTCTGGGATCCGACAAACTGGCAGCCGTGCTGCGCAAGTCACCACGATATCGTCAAGCAGTACCTCGAACGCCAGTTTGATCAAGGGCTGCTGAGCGAGGCCGATCTCAGGTTGACCAGCCAGGCGGCGAAGGCCGCGACCCTTCGGCTTTTGCCGAGGTAGGGGGGGGCGGTCGAAAGTTCGGGCCTTTGAGGGGCCGGACCGGTGGGTGTGCCGCAAAAAATCGGCGCGATATTTTCGGCGATAACTTTTTTTTCTGCACCTTCGGGGTGCCAAACAGGCGGTTCGAGGTATGGGACGGCGTAAAGACGATCCACAATTGCAGCAAGCCAAAGGCTTTCCCGGTCGGCGCAAGCGTAAAGTCGAGCAGGAACTTGAAGCGATTGCAGTTGCAGCTGAGAAATCCGGCACGGATGCGGATCCATATCCGGTACCGCTGGAGTTCGCGAAGGCACCTGCGTACTGGGCTTATGCAATCCGGCTCTGGAAAGAGCTTTCCGACATCATGGTCAAGCAGGGCCGCAGGCGTCCAGCCTATCGCGGCGCACTCGCTCGATACTGCTGGTGGATGCAGCAATTCTTTGATTGTGCCGACCAACTCCGCAAGGATCTGCCGAAAGGTGGCGTCACAGTTAAGGTCAAAAAGGGTGACGGCGAGATCGTTTATCGCACGCATCCCAATATCGATTTCATGGCCAAGGCTGAATCAGCACTGCGCCTTTTAGATTCTGAGTTCGGCTTCACACCCATGCGCGACCAGGATCTCATACGAACCGAATCCTTCAATGCCGGTCAGGGACGATTGCCACTTGGTGGCGCGCATCCACAATCAGGGGCGCAGCGACCTGCGCCCGCCGATGAAGCCGACGCCGATCCGATGGGGTTGATGAATGGGGCAGACAGCCCACCACCCGGAGCTAGACCGAACTGACGGCTGGGCTGCTTATGATCTGCCATCATGGTTGGCGGATGTTGCGAGCGAACCAGCATATGCGTGGGCCATTTCGGGTTGGAAGCGGGCGGCAAGCGTTCCTGGCGCATGGTTCGATCACGGCAAGGCTGACAAGGTTGTAGCGGCTTGGCCGAAGATATTCCGCCTTACCAATGACCGGTTCAAGGGCGTGTCGTTTCGCCTGGTCAAGTGGCAGGAAATCACGGTTCGTTTGCTGGTTGGCTGGAAAAAGCCGATCGAAGTCATCGACCCGGCGACCCATCAACCCAGCATTGAGCATATCCGGATCTTCAGGCGGCTGGATCTCTGGATCCCGCGTAAGAACGGCAAGTCGGAGTTTCTAGCGGCCCTCGGGGTTCTGTTCTTTGTGTTGGAAAAGGTCAACGGTGCCGAAGCTTATGTGTTCGGTCGCAATGAAGATCAGGGCCGAGTTCCGTTCGGCAAGATGCAAGACATCATCCGCGAGGCAAACGGTCTTCTGGAAGATGCGCAGGGAAATGAACGCATTTCGTTGCATGACAAATCGATCTTTCTGCGCGAAACAACGTCACTCTGTCAGCTGCTGACCGGCTCTCCGGACGGTAAGCACGGTCGATCGCCAACCGTCATCGTCGGTGACGAGATCCACGAATGGAAGACCCGCGAACTGGCCGACACGTTGCGGCAGGGAACGGGCGCAAGACTACAGCCGATTGAACTGTATGCCTCGACGGCAGGCCGTAAACAGAACCGCACTGGCTTCGAATGGTTCGAAGAATCCATGGAAATCATGCGGGGGATGAAGGATGACCCGACAACGCTCGTCGTGTTCTTCGGTATCGAGGAAGATGACGACTGGACGAATGAAGATAACTGGCGGAAGGCAAACCCCAGTCTGGGCCTCACACCGACGCTTGATTATCTCCGTACCGAATTTCGGAAGGCTAGGGGTAGGCCAGCGCAGGAGGCGGTTTTCCAGTGCTACCATCTCAATCGTTGGGTCGATCAGCTTTCAGGATGGATACCGCGTGCAAAATGGGCGGCATGCACGGTTGATCCGAAATCATGGCCGAAACTCTGGTCGATACACAAGGGCCGAAAGGCCTTCCTCGCGTGTGACGTGTCATCGACACAGGACATAACGGCACTTGTTGTTGGAATCCCGCCTGATGACGATCATGACAAGTGGGTTTTCATTCCACTTTTCTGGGTACCAGAGGCCACACTGGATGAGCGTGCCGAACAAGACCGTCGCGTGGATTGGAAAAAGTGGGTGCGGGAAGGTGCTTTGCTGACAACGCCAGGTGATTGGGTTGATCAGACTTTTGTACAGCGAGCGATCCACGACGCTTTCGCGCAATTCGACATACAGGGTTTCGGATACGACCCTTGGAATGCGAGCAAACTTGCCAGCGATTTGCAGCATGACGGAATGGATCCGGATGTTCAGATCAAGATGCGCCAAGGTCATCAGACATTAGCCGAGCCGACTAAAGAGTTGGAACGGTTGGTCTACGGCGGGAAAGTCGAACACGGCGGGCATCCTGTTCTTGCATGGATGATGGGGCATTCGACCGTCCGCTTTGATGCAAACCTGAACTACGTGCCGGATAAGAAAAACTCGCTGGATAAGATCGACGGCGTTGTCGCGACCGTCATGACGGTCGGCCTTGGCACCGAAGACGAAAACGAAGGGCCATCGGTCTATGAGACGCGTGGCATAGAAATGGTGTAATCCATGGGAATTCGAGGCTCTTGGTTTCGCCGCGGCTCCGATGCTCGCGGCGATCTGCAGATCAGTGCCATGGCAGAGCCATCGCAAGGCGGTGGCGTCATCACCTCGCACGATATCGCCAAGGCTCTGCGCGAGGTCTACACGACACAATCCGGGGTATCCATTTCCGTTGCGGATGCGATGAAAATCCCGGCAGTGTTTCGAAGCGTGAGCCTGATTTCCAACTCGATAGGCATGTTGCCTTTTCATCTGCTTGATGCGGAAACGAAGGAGAAGGCCCGCGAGCACACGCTATTTCGTCTGCTGCATCGTCAACCGAACTCGTGGCAGACCGCCTTCGATTTCCGGGCGTACCTGCAATATCAGGCGCTCACGACCGGCAATGGTTACGCCCTAATTGTGCGATCGATGGGCCGGGTCATCCATCTTGTGCCATTGCCATCCTCTCGTGTCGTTGTTCGCCAGCTTGCGGATTGGACACTGGAATATTCCGTAACCCTGCCAAACGGTTCGGTTCGGAAATTTCCGGCCACCGATATCTTTCATCTGCGCGGGATGAGTGATGACGGCTTCAATGGCATGTCTTTGGTGAAGGCGGCGGCTGAGGCGATCGCGCTCGCCATGCAGACCCAGAATGCTGCCGTGCGTCTTTTCACAAATGGCATGATGGTTGGCGGCAAGGTCCGTCACCCGAAGAAGCTCTCTGAGGAAGCCAAGAATTTCATCAAGAAGAGCTTTGATGAGAAATACTCCGGCGCAGAAAATGCCGGAAAGTGGATGCTCCTTGAAGAGGATATGGACGCCGAACCGTTTGAATTGACGGCAGTAGATGCCCAGCAGGCGGAAACCCGGAAGCTGCAGATTGAGGAAGTCGGGCGAGTATTTGGAACGCCGAGGCCGCTTCTTAGTCTGGATGACACCAACTGGGGCAGCGGCGTTGATGCGCTGGGGCAATTGTTTGTCCGGTACAGCTTGCAGCCATGGTTTACCGCATGGGAGCAGGCCGGCGCTCGCTCGTTTCTCACCGACGATGAGAAAGAACAGTACGAGTTCAAGTTCAACGCGGGCGGATTGCTGCGCGGCTCCATGAAAGATCAGGGTGAGTTTTTCGCCAAGGCGCTCGGCGCAGGCGGTCACCAGCCGTGGATGACGGCGAACGAAGTGCGCGGGCTGCAGGATATGCCCGAAGACCCCGATGGAAACACGCTGGGAAAGCCAGCTAACGTCAAGCAGGAGCCGACAAATGTCCCTTCGCAATCTGCCTGAAATCCGCGCTTTTCAGCAAAGCGACATCCTTCATTTCGAGCCGCCAGCCGAAACGGCTGCAGAATACCGGCCTGAGATCCAAGCTGCTGCCGGCAAGGGCGAGGCCGTCATATCGATCTACGGCCAGATCGGAACATCGATCTTCACGGATGTCGACAACACGGAGCGTCGTGTCGGCAATGAATTGCGGGCAATTGGTCCGCGTGATGTGACTGTCAATGTCAATTCTCCGGGCGGGAATTTCTTCAACGGGTTGGCCATCTATAATTTGCTTCGTGCGCACCCTGCCAAAGTGACGATCAACGTGATCGGTATGGCCGGTTCTGCGGCATCTGTAATCGCCATGGCCGGTGATGAAATCAATATGGCCGACGGTTCGGTGATCATGATCCATCGGGCATCGGCACTTATCGCAGGAAACCATCATGATGCGCGTGACGCTGCAGAAATGCTGGCCGACGCTGACGATGCGATGGCAGAGCTTTATGCTGCACGAGCTGGCGTAGAAAAGTCCATGGCGTTGTCATGGATGGACAAGAGCCGAGGCAAGGGAACGATGTTCTCCGCCGCCAGCGCCATAGAAAAAGGGCTGGCTGACAAGAAAGTGGCCGCTGGAGCGATCAAGTTGGTCAAGGCCGACGTGTCGGCCAAGCCTGTGCCGGTCGAACGCGCCATTGAGCGCGCATTGATGGCGTCCGGATCCAGTGCGGCAGATGCCAAGGCGCTCATATCCCAATTCAAATCGGGCAAGCGTGATGATGCCCTTAACGTCAAGCGAGACGCTGACAGACTGCGGGACGCTGTGATGCGTGCCCGTTCAACCCTCAATATCTCTTGAAAGGTCAAACTAATGACTAAGCGTATCGCAAATCTCGCGTCTATTTCTCTGGCGAGCGGCGTCCTCTCCCTTCGTGCTCAGGGTGATGATCCCGCTGCAATCATCGAAGCCATGAACAAGGACTGGTCCGAGTTCAAGGCCGCTCACGAGGAAAAGCTCAACGGCATCAGCAAGAAATTCGATGATGTTGTTACAACCGAAAAGATGGATCGTGTCGAAGCACGCATTTCGGATCTTGTGACTGCGCTTGACGAAGCAAATACGCGTCTGGCTGCAATTTCGGTGGGCGCGGGCGGCGAGGATCATGCCGAACTTTCAGCTGAGGATCGCGAATATCAGGCGAAGTTCGATTCCTGGTTCCGTGACGGCGACGGCGAAAACGGCCTCAAGGCCATGGTTCGTGATGGCAACATTTCTGCGGCCTACTCAGTTGGCTCGGATCCTGATGGTGGACTGAGTGCCCCGGTTGAATGGGATCGAAGCATTACCGATGCTCGTGTTGAAGTCTCGCCAATGCGTCGGTTTGCGGCTGTTCAAACCGTGTCGGGTGCCGGCTTCAAGCGGCTTTACAATATGCGAGGCACGGAAGCCGGCTGGGTTGGAGAAACTGATGCTCGCCCGGAGACGGCCACATCGAAGCTTCGCGAATATTCATTCGGCTTCGGTGAGATCTATGCCAATCCCGCTGCAACGCAAACCATACTGGAGGATTCCTCCATTGATCTTGCAGCGTGGCTGGAGAGTGAGGTCAATACCGAATTTGCGCGGCAGGAAGGCATTTCGTTTGTCAGCGGTAACGGCGTCAACAAGCCAAAGGGTTTCCTGATGTACGACGCCACCACTGAGGCGGCGTTGCCGGAAGCTAACCGTCACCCACTGGGGCCGGTGCAGGAGGTCGTTACCGGTGTGGCGGATGATCTGACTTCTGACGGCATTATCGATCTTGTTTACGGTTTGCCGGAAGATCGCTCGGTCGGAGCGGCCCTTTTTGGTAACCGGAAAACCCATGCGAAGATCCGCAAGATGAAGGATGGGCAGGGCAATTATCTCTGGCAGCCGCCATTCCAGGCGGGCCAGCCAGCGCAGGTGCTTGGCAATCCGTTCAACGAGCTGGCCGGCATGCCGGACGTTGCGGCGAACGCGGTTCCTCTGGTCTTTGGTAATATGAAGGAAGCTTATCGCATCTTCGATCGCGTCGGCATGTCGATCCTTCGCGACCCATACACCAAGAAGCCGTACGTCCTGTTCTACACGCGCAAGCGTGTCGGTGGCGGCATTTGGAACCCGGAATGGCTTCGCTATCACCGCGTAGCGGCTGCATAACCCATCCATCAATTCCGTTTGAAGCCGCAGCGCCAATCAAGCGCTGCGCGCTTCGTTGCAATTGGAGAGTTCCATGAAAGCGATTGTTGTTAAGGCTTTTCCGGGGGTGCCGGACGGTGAAGTTCACGTTCACGACTTCAAACTGAGGGACGTGGTGGAAGGCAAGCTTGCAGGCGTTGCCATCGCGCAGGGCTGGGCGGTGCCGGAAGGTACTGATATCCCTGACGATCTCAGCGGCTTTGAAGCATCGGACGTGGAAGCGCTGAAGAAGATCAGTCAATCCGTGGTGGATGCGCAAACCAAGGCGGACACCGATATCGCGGCCATCGCACAGTTGGTCGCGGACGCGCAGCAAGCGGCTGATACCAAGATTGCCGAGATTGTATCGGACGCGAAGGCCAAAGCCGACGCTGAAATCGAAGCTATCAATCAGCTTGTCGCTGATACCCGCGCAGCCGCTGATGCCGAAATTGCTGAGATAGCAAAAGAAGTGGTTGCGGCTAAGGAACGCGGCAACACCCCGGGCGATTCTGGTGCTGACAAGGATACTAGCCGCAAGGAAACCGCAAGTACCGAGACTGCTGGCAAGACTGGAACCAAGGAAAAGTGACCATGAGGACCGTCGTTATTGAGCCGGCGGAGCCGATTGTGACGCCAGCGGATATCGCTGGCGATCACAGCGCGGGCGATCCATTGGTGGCAGCCATTATCGAGGCTGTAACGGAAGCGATCGACGGTCCCTCTGGTTGGTTGGGCCGTTGCCTCGGTCCCCAGTTGCTGGAACAGCAACAGCCTGACTTCCGCAACGGGCGTATCCGCTACGTTCCCGTCATCGATGTCGAGTCGATCGAGTTTACTGATCGGCAGGGTGAAAATTGGTTCGTTCCGCCTGAAAACTATCGTGTGGCGAAAACCAATCACTATGCTGAGCTGGTCGGTGTGCCGGGCTTCCGGTGGCCCACAGATCTTGCCCAGGAGCCGGACGCCGTTCGGATCCGTTATCGTGCTGGATACGACGGCGGTGCTGGTATCGGTCCGGTCCCGCAGCGTGCCCGGCAAGCCATTATCCTTGCCACACAACAACTTGTTTCAGTTGCTTCGCCGTCAAGTCTGGTCAGATCTGAGGACGTTGAAGGCGTCGGCACCACTCAATATCTGGATGCCGATCGGGCCGCAGAAGTTACGCGCCAAGCGGCAGAGAACTTGCTCAATACGCTGAGGATCATCGGATGACGCCGGCGCATGCCATAGCGAAATTGACACGCCAACTCACACGCCATGGTCAGCATGTAGATCTGCGCAAAATGTCAGGTGGCGCTATCACTTCTGAAACGAAAGGGGTGCGAGCTTTCGTTCGCGGATACAAGCCCGAGGAATTGGTGGGGCAGATCCAGCAGGGCGACCGCAATGTGGTTTTGCTGCCTGACGTGCCGGCACTGGCGCTTAGAAAGACTGACAAGATTGTTGTCCTGGGCGCAGTGACCAATATCGAGTCGGCTGAAATAGTCCTGATGGATAACAAGCCGGTACGAGTGAATTTGAGGGTGCGTGGTTGATGGCTTCTACAACCACCAAATTCGAGTTCTTCGATCGCGCCATTGCTGTTGCAACCGAAGGGCTTTCGCAGGAAGCGATATCGGCGGCTCTAGCCAAGATGGCGAGGGACGAACTGGCGAAAGCGTTGCGGTCCGGCGAGGGAAGTCCGATTTATGAGCGATACGTCAACCGCGTGAAGGATGCGCCGGAAGAAAGCGTCTCAGCGCCGGGACCGATCGTTTATGAATTCGTCTGGTGGAAAGCGGTCATCAATGAAGCGCTGACGGGTTTGCGCGAATATAGCCCGCGCAAGTCAGGCCGATATCAGGATTCCTTTATTGTGCTGGCTGATCAACGCCTGGTGACAAACTTCGATGATGTCTCAGCGGATGCCGAGATTATCATCACCAACGTGCAGCCATACACGCGCAAGATCCATGTCGGCGCCATGAAAATGGCTGTGCCGCCGCGTCTGTTCGAGCGCGCACGTCAGCGCATGTTTCGACGCTTCGGGCAGTCGTTCATCAGTCTGCAGGTCAGGTTCCTCAATTTGCCTGCCGGAATATCGCCTCTCGTTCCTTACATCCTGAAGGGTCATCAGCGCACTGTCGCTGCCAAGGCGGTTCGTCGGTCGAGCGCACATCGGGCAGGCCGTTCAACGCTGGCCCGCCGCAAAGATACCGAGGCGGGCAAGCCTCTCACCTATCCATCACTGGTCATCAACCTGGTCCGCTAATTATGGCAACTCCGCAGGCATTTGAGCCGATCGAGGATTTCCTCCGGTCGCACTGGACGCTTACGCCTCTTGTTTTTGAGAATGAGGCATGGCCGCTGGATGGTGAGCCTGCAGATTTCGTCTTTGTCGAGGTCTTCGGCGACCTGATGGATCAGGCATCGATCGGAGCCGAGACACAGGCCGCGAACCGCTGGCGCGAGAATGGCCAGCTTAGTCTGCATGTTCTGGTCCCGAATGGCGGCGGTACGCGCACGGCACGCCAGTTGTCGCGCCAGCTTTATGACTTGTTTCGGGGGCAGGAGATTGGGTCGATCAGGTTTGGCACGGCATCCATTGGTGCTGGCGAGCCAGGCGAGATGGACGGCAACTATTACCGCATGACTGTCACCATTGATTTCGAAAGGGACGAAGGATGACTGCTGCTTATGAAGTGATCAAGGTTTTCAGCACAGTTCGGCAGCGTTTCGTGGTTGGTGACAAGATCCAGTCTGACGAGGATCTGTCGCCGCATACAGCCGGCAGCCTGAAATCCGCAGGCTACCTCGCTGCACTCGATCTGCAGCCCGTGAAAACAAAACGCCGATCGCGCTGATCGGCAAACTTTCCGATAATTCAACCCTATGGAGCCATGACAATGGACAGCAATCGGCTGCGCATGGCCTGGTGTGATGAACTCACGCCGGGTGTACTTCCTGAAAACCCGCGCATGCGCGTTGTGCGCCTGACTGGGGAATCCCTCCAATACAAGCCTGTGTTCGTGCAGTCGGAAGAAATCCGCGCCGATCGCATGAACTCGGATCCGATCAAGGTCAACGTCCAGTCGCAGGGCGCGGTGAACGGCGAGTTGTCGTTTCCTCCTGATGGCAGCCCGTTCTCCAGCTGGCTGCGCTCACTTTTGTCGGCCCCTTGGACCCTTCGCCCCAGTCGCGATAACGATGGCGCTGCCGGCAGTGTGATTTCGGATGTCACCGGCGCGACGGGCGTTGTGGCTGTTATCGCTGGGCCGGCATTCGTGACGGGACAGCTTGTCCGGCTGTCGGGGTTCGCTGAGGCTGCCAATAACGGGCTGTTTGCAATCACGGCAGGATCTGGGACGGTCCCGGCAGTTGGTGCCGATAAGCTGGTTGATGAGGCCGCGCCGCCGATGACGGCGCGCATGGCTGCAGTCGGTTTCGAAGGGGCGGCAGGCGACATCAAGGCGGTTGCTGACGGCATTACGTCGACGGCTTTGGACTTCACTACCTTTGGACTCCTGGTAGGCCAGTGGATAAAGATCGGCGGTACCGGTGCTGCTTTCCGCTTCGATGCCGAGGGCTTGAACAGCTTTGCGCGCGTGATCGCAGTCTCGGCCAATAAGATCACACTCGACAATCTGCCTGTTGCATGGGCTGCAAATGCTGGCGCAGGCAAGACAATCCGCGTGTTCTACGGCGACACAATCCGCAATGGCGTGGATCTGTTCACAGGAACGCTTGAACGCGGTTTCATGAGCCAGGCGCAGCCTACCTATATTGTTCAAAGCTCGATGGCAGTTGGGCAGGGTGAATTCACCTTTGAAGCTGAACAGATTGCCAAGTGGGTTATGACGTTCAGCGGCACGACTGGTGATCAGTCGACTGTTGCGCTTGATGACACACCGGATCCAGAAACCAGCAATCCGATCATGGCCGCTGCGGTCAACGTTGGCAGGATTGCCGAGAACGGCGTTGCGGTCGGTGGTCCGAATTTCGTGCAGTCATTCAAACTGTCCGTGAACAACAACCTCCGCATGATCAACGCCATCCGCAGCGATGACAAGGTCGGGCCGGTGGCGATCGGACAGGGCAGCTTCGACGTACAGGTCGAGCTATCCACGTATTTCGGCAACAATGCGCTTCTTACCAAGCTTTTTGCAGGTACGCCGACCAATATCAGCACCCGCATCGAAAAAGATGCCCAGGCGCTGATCTTTGCCGTGCCACGATACGTCTACACAGACGGTGCAGTTTCTGCTGGTGGCAAAAATCAGGATGTCATGCTGCCGCTCACCGGGCAGGCCAGCAAGGATCCGCTCACTTCGGCTCACCTGATCGTGGATCGCTTCGAATACTACGAAAAGTGACATCGTCCCGCCGATACGGGTTTCGCGCGAAAACGGCGGGATAGCGGTGTCGGACGCTGTCCCGCCTCCTTCCGACAAAGGGCCAATATTATGAGTAAACTTATTAAGTTAGCGAGTCTAAAGGCTGATGTAACCCTTGAAGCTGACGGTGAATGGATCTCCGTAAAGAACTGGCCGGGCTTGGGGGATCTTCCTGGTCTTAGCTTCAAGGTTAGGTCTACGAACTATCCAGAATATCTGACTGCAAAGAATAATCGCCAGGTGCTTATCGCGCAGAAACACGGTACGGAAATAGCGCCCCAGGATGAACTGAATGCTGCCGATGGTGAGCTTGCCACGGATTATCTGCTTTTGGACTGGCGCGGCCTCGATGAGCAGTATTCACGCGAGACGGCGCTCAACTTGTTGACTTCGCCCGAGGGGCGTATTTTCCGCAACATGGTTTATTGGTGCGCTGGACAGGTCGGCAAGCGCCAGGTCGAATTTTTGGAATCGACGGAAAAAAACTAAGAAGCGCCTTCCGCTACCAGCTCAAGCGGAAGGGGCAAGATGATTGGCTATCCAAATTGCGAGCATCTGAGCCAGATGCATTTGACGCCATTCCAGCTCCGAAGCCTCCACCGGAGGCGTCTGGGCCGGAATGGTACGGATATTACATCCGGGCGTGGCATTTTCTCCGCTATGACCGTCAATTTGGTGCGTTCGGCGGAGAAAGCCCCATCAGTTTTCAGGCCTTAGACGTTTACGCGCGGCGATATCATATCGAGGGTGTCGCGTTCGATATCTTCCGTGCCCTTGTCATGGCTATTGATGCTGAGTGGCTGGATCATCTGCATGAGCTGCAGAAACAGAAGTCCGGTTAACTATCGGACTTCCGAGTCGGCGAGTTTGGTGAACGCTCGTCGAAAAGTTGCTTGAACGGTTTGAACTGAGGATATTTCTCGGCACACTCTAAGCCAGCTCGAACATTATCGTCGGTCAAAACTAACGAATATTGGTTCGTACGTTTTATTCGCTCGGCACAGATTGCAATATTCTTAGTGTCCTGAGACTTGGCGAGTTCCTGCTCCGTTGTCCAGTGATTGTAATAAAAGGCTCCCCCAGCCATCAGGACCATGGTCAGCAAGCAGCCCACGATTACTGCTTTTTGTGTGTTGTCCATTGCAGTGCACCCCCACCCCGATTTCGTGCCGTATCCAGTCTAACAGACTGAATTAGCCGATTCTTCCATAGAAGGCTAAAATCCCATGACCATTCAGTTAAGCTCACTTCGCGTTGCCGCAGATTTTGATCCCACATCCTACAAGCGCGGAATGGATCAAAAGGTCGCTGCGGATAAGGCGGGCGCGGAGTCGAGCAAGGCCATAGGTGTTGCGTTAGCGCAGGCAGATGCCGCGATGGATAAAACATCCAATGGATCTGTAAGGCTGAGCAGGGCGTTGGTTGACGGTTATGCTAATGCGGCCAAATTCGAAAGTACTATGCGTTCGCTCGGTCGTAGCGTTGAACGTGGTATGGATTTAGATCGTGCCAGTGTTTTGTTGGATGCGGCTTACAAAAAATATGGTTTGGTCGCCGACGCAATGACCCTTGTGCAGCAAGGCCACGTGGGCCTAGCTCCTTTGGTCTCATCGCTCAATCAGCGGCTTGAAGTACAGGCCCTTGTGGCCGAACGAGCGGCGAGCGCGCAGAATAAGCTTGCAGTTGCCCAGTCTGCCCAGCTTGCCTTCAATCGACGCCTTGGCGTAACGGATGGCATCACGAGCGATACGCGTGGCAGCGATATTGCGGCCTATGGCCGTGAACTGGATAATTTGCGGGCAAAGTACAATCCGCTATTCGCTGTAATACAGCAGTATCGTACAGCGCAGGCAGATATTCGGCAGGCCCATTCCGTAGGCGCGCTTTCTGTCGATGAAATGACCTCCGCATTGCAGCGTGAACGCAAGGCGGCGCTCGAAAACATAGCTGCGTTGAAGCAGCGTGGGGCAGCGTCGGGGGGTGCGCGTAGTTTTCAGACGGCAAATATCGCAGCTCAGTTTCAAGACATTGCAGTTACCTCGGCTATGGGGATGTCGCCGATTCAAATCGCTTTGCAGCAAGGTACGCAGCTGTCTGCAGTATTCAATGAGATGGGGCGTGGCCGTGATGTTATTGCGGGCATCGGGCAGGCCTTTATGTCGATTGTTAGCCCGGTCTCATTGGTTACAATTGGCACTATTGCCGCCGGGGCTGCCCTACTGCAATACGTGGCGTCTTCAAACCAGGTAAAAACTATCGACGAAATTCTGGCGGCACACGAACAGAATATCAAAAGGCTCGGCCCTGCCTATGAAGAAGCGATTGAAAAGCAAAAGAAATATACGGTCGAAAGCCCGTTGGTGGTCAACATTGATCTGAAAGAAGATCAGCGGCAGGCAATAGAGCGGCGCGCTAAGGAGGCGCGTGTCGCAATGGATCGTATAATCGCGGGAACCTGGCAAGATGTTGGCGGTGATCAGCCTGTCATGTCACGCGTTTTCCAGCCGGCAGAACGGGCGATAAGTCAATTTATCAGTAGCGTTCGCGCAGGCGAACCGCAGGTCACTCGTTTCCGTGAGGAAATAGGTAAGCTCTCCGCAAGTGGTCAGCTTACCAGTGAGGCCGCCAAATCCCTCATTGAATATTCGAAAAGTGCTTATGAGGCGGAAACGAAACTAGACAATGTTTCTGGCGTTGTTGATCGTTATGCTGCTTCACTTCAAAACGTAGAAACGACACTTAATCGATTGCAGCCCAATCGGGCTAATCGCGAGCTACAAGGACTATGGGATAAATTTAGAGACGGTGAGTTGAGTGCGCAGCGTTTGCTGACAGCTATTAACAACCTGTCTTTTGCCAGCCCAGATCTCCGCGAGGCTCGTGGTGAGATCCTGCGTTTGGTTGAAGCGATGCAATTGGCGAAGGAAACCGCCACGGGATTTGCCAACACAACGTCGAAAAGCGACTTGGGCTATGATCCTTCACAGCCTAATCGACCACTGAGCGATTTGAATTTCAATTCACGTTTCGGCGCTGAAAACGACGCGATCAGTAAGCTTCAGACACAAAAGCGGGAACTTGAGAGGCAGCCGCGAAAATCGGCGGCAGAGCGCCAGGCGGAGCGTGATGCGAATGCCTATCGCGATTTGGTGAAATCCGCGCAGGATCGCATCGACCAGCTGGGCCTTGAAGAGCAGCTTGTCGGTAAAACCGGCGTTGCTGCCGATACATACAGGATGAAGCTTGAGCTGATCCAGAAGGCACAGGACAAGGGTAGGACGCTCTCTGATGAACATCGTCAGGAATTGGAGCGCCTGGCAGCATCCTACGGCAAGGTTGCGGAGCGTGTTGCTGCACTGACTTTGTCTGAAGAACTGCGCTTTGAACGTGACCAGTTGTTTCGCAGCTCAACAGAACAGCGCGTTGCCTCAACGCTTCGTAGTTCCGGCATTGATCCAGTGTCCAGCCAGGGGCAGTTGCTCGCAGGCCAGATCCGTTTGAATGAGCAGCTTGCAGAAAACAGGGACATGGCTTTGAGTTTCGGCCAGTCGTTGGTGAGCGCCTTTGACGACGGCAAGATAACGATCGAGGAACTGGGCAAAGCCGGTCTCAGTGTTCTCGATCGTTTGGTCGACAAGATGCTCAATGACGTGATCAACGCCATTATGCAGGTGGGGCAGGCTGGCGCTGGGATTGGTGGTGGCGGCGGCGGACTGTTCGGCTTTCTTGGCGGGCTTTTCAGTGGCGGCGGCTCCAGCTTCTTCCCTTCTGCACCAGGCGTCGGACTTTATGCAAATGGCGGCGTTTTCCCGAACCGATTGTCGTCTTTCAGCGGCAATTTCACCAATCAGATCGTTTCAAAGCCGACGATGTTTGCTTTTGCAAAGGGTGTTGGCCTGATGGGTGAAGCGGGAGAGGAAGCAATCATGCCGCTTGCACGTGGCAGCGATGGCAGCCTCGGGGTTCGGACTTACGGGCGCTCGTCAGGGTCTGAGGCTGGCGGATCCAGCAGCGACGGGCGAACAGTGATTGCGGTCGAGCTGTCTCCGGATCTCGTTGGCAGTATCCTTGAGCAGAGCGGAAAACAGGCCGTGAGCATCGTCCAGCAAAATGACGAAAATCATCAAAATAGACGGCAGAACGGTGATTCATGGTAGCGGTTGTCAATCTTCCGTCGGTTCCTTTTTCGCAATGTGAGTTTGATCCGATCCGCCCATCCAGCTCCGAGCGCATGGATGGGCGGCGGGTCGAAGCTCAATCGACCGGCACGCCTTACTGGGTCGCAAAATACCGAACCGATTTTCTGACGCGTGAGCAAGCTGGTCTAATGACTGCGTTTCAGATGAAGTGTTCCGACAATGGCGGCTTCTTTCTGGGTTATGACATCGATCGGCAAAAACCGTTGAAGTACCTCAGCGGCTTCCCTGCGGGCTTTGCCGGTCTGGCGAATGTTCGATCGTTCATTAGTTCGGTGTCTGCCGAGCTGCAGGATCTGCCGGCAGACTTCCAACTGGTCGAGGGCGACTATCTGGAATTCAGGCGCTCGAACCTCGTTAGATCTTTGCATCGGATTATGGCTGCTACCACCGCCAGCGAAGCGGGCCGGGCTACCGTGCAGTTTAGCTACCCCGTCGATCTGCAGCATTTTGCGGTTCCGTGCGTGGTCAACTTCTATCAGGCCAGCTGCCTTATGCAGATCGACGCCGGCAGCTGGTCTGCGCCGAGGTCGATGGCCGATCGGAACGTGAGTTTTTCGGCAACGGAGATGTTCTATTATGAGTAATAGTCTCGATCCCGCCGTTCAATCTCTGGTCAATACCGGCAATTTGGCGCGCATCGATCTGATCCGCTTTGATCTGCCGGGCAGGTCGGTCGGGTATCATCGCGGTGGTCGACCATTCACCTATAACGGGTTGCGGTACCTTCCTAACCGCTTCCTGGAGCCGGGATCGATGAACAGCGCGATCGGCGTCTCGGTCACCACGCGCACGATTAAGTTCTCGAATATTCCAACGACAGATCCGGACGATCTGATCGCCAAGATCGAGCAATTTGATTATCTCAATGCGCCTGTCGTGATCAGTCACCTGGCCGGTGTTCGGGATACGAACGAAGTCGTCGGCGTGCTGGTTTCTTACGTCTATGAAATCGACCGGGTGACGTACCCGAAGGGTGCCATGCAAAAAGACGGCACCCGCACGCTCAACATTAAAATCGACCTGCAGCCGCCTGGCCGGTCGGCGCGCGGCGCAACGCTCGTGCGCCGCTCGCAGGCCGAACAGCAGTTTGACAATGATCCAAACGACACATGCATGGAATATGCATCAGTCACTTCGACTGATGTCGAGGAATGGGGGCAGCGATGACGCGCTATGAGATTTTGCGGCCCGTTTTGCAGGAAGAGCTGGAAAAGCCGTACATCTATGGCCTGGCCGACTGTTTCATGCTGGGTTGTCAGGTGGCGGACGCATTTGACGCCAGCCGTGACCTGGTGGGCCGTTACGGTGGAACCTATACTACACTTGCCGGGGCACAAAAGGCGCTGCGCCGGCATGGGCACAAGTCTCTCGTGACCTTCTTCGAAACTCACCTTACTCCCATCGGGCCGGCGTCGGCGCAAGTTGGCGATATCGTCGTCATCGTGATTGACGGCGGCGAGCACGTTGGTGTTTGCCTCGGCGCATCAGGCCGGTTTGTGACCAAAACCGCCGATGGTCCGACATATCACCGCGTGAGTGACTGTATCGCTGCGTTTCGCGTCTAAGCGGACATCAAGGGCAAAATCACTATGATTTTTACTGCTATTGGCACGGCCATAGCGGGCGCGCTCTTTGGCGGCTCGCTTCTGGCCGCATCGCTTATTGCTGGCGGTCTGGCGTTTGCTGCAAAGCTCGGCATTACCAGCTATCTGAATCGTAATAAGTCCCGCAAGTATTCTGCCGTGCAGGGCGAGATCCAGTATGGCGCTGATGTTGCTGCCCAGACGCTCTTTGGCGTCGGCAAGACACGCGGGCACCGGGTTTTTTACGCGAAATGGGGATCCGGAAATAAGTACAATGCCGATGTTTATCTGCTTGCCAATGGCTGGTGTGATGGGCTGGAGCCGTATGTCTATTTTTACGGCCAGCGCTATGAGCTGGTCGCTCGCCCTGTAATCGGCGGCGAGACATCGCATTTCGGCGTGGCTGGATTTGAGGATCTGATCTCGATCCGCTTTTACGATGGTCGCCCCGGTCAGCCTGCCGATCAGAAGCTGGTTAATGATACCGCTCTTCTGGGGCGGAGCTGGAAAGCTACCAGCCGATGCGCCGGCCACGCCTATGTGGTGTTCGAGCGCAAATACGACGGTGACAAATTTGAAAAGGGCCGTATCGAGATCGAGTGGGTGCTTCGTGGCCTGCGTTGCTATGATGTGCGCAAAGATGGATCTGTCGCTGGCGGATCGGGACCGCATCGTCTGGACAATCCCGCGACGTGGGAATTCACGCTCAATCCGGCGCTGCAGCGGTTGAATTATCAGCTGGGCCTGCGCGGTCTGGTTTCCGGCCGCACGATCATCGGCGAAGGCAAGACGATTGGCCAGCTCGATCTGTCATCCTATATCGCGTCCATCAACGTTTGCGAGGAATTGCGAAAGGGCAAGCTCCGCTACACCTGCAATCTGTGGGTGACCGGCGACGATGATCACACCGAGATCCTCAAGGAGTTCGAGGATGCGATGGCGGGCTTTGCGCTCAACCGCAGGGGGCTGTCCGGCGTGATTGCCGGTGCGCCGCAGGTGCCGGTTGTCAATATCGGCGCTGACGACCTTCCTGCCGAGCGTGAAGGTGAGATCTCCTATCGCAAGTCGGCCTTCGATCTCTACAACATGATGTCGGGGCAATTTACCTCGCCTGAAAGTAATTGGGGATCGGAAAGCCTCAAGCCGATCATCGTCAACGCCGATGTGTCTGCCGATGGCCGCCGCCGGCAGACTGCCAATGACTTTCTGCAGGTGACGGACGCGGACACAGCGCAGTACCTGCTCAATATCCGGTACCGCCAGCAGAGACTGGGCGGCAAGGTCACTCTGCCCGTCAGTTGGCGCATCGGCACATTTGCACAGGAAGGCGACTGGGTTTCTTATGAAGGTCGCGACTGGATGGTCGAGGAATGGCGCTGCAGCGAGGATTTTCGCTTCACGCTCATTCTCAGCGAAACATCCGGCGCTGTTTATTCAGAAGATGATATTCAGCCTGGTCCGATTGTAATCCCGCCGACCGAACCGTTTAATCCGTCGCTGCTGTCGACTGTACAGAACTTCAACATTGAAGTTGGGATGTTGAAGGGTGCTGATGGCTATGAGCAGCCCGTTTTGCGTTTCACCTGGACGCCGCCAGAAGATCCCACCATTACGGAAGTGCGGTTTTCCTATCGCATTGCCGACGATGCGGAGCTTCTGGAAGATACGTGTAAGTTTCCAGAAGATGGGACATACATCACCGGTAAGAACGTCCAGTCGGGGCGGTTTTATCAGGGTAGGGCGACCATCACGACAGTGCCGGATCGCTTCAAGTCCTGGACGCCTTGGAAAACGACGGTCACCGCGACCGGCATGCAAAGCGTCCTGGTGGATCTCGAACAGACCCGCGAGTCGTTGAAAGATGTGCTGAAGAATATTCAGAAGATCAATGACGACTATGATGATCTGGTCGAGCGTTTGGCTGCGGCAACCGCCGTTGGAGCGGGGCAGAACTTCAATACGACCGCTGCGGTCGTAAAGACCAATAACGCTCTGGCCGCATCATTTCTGGAGCAAAAGGCGACGATTGCGGAAATCGATGGCGAAGTGACGGCTATTGCGGAAGCAATGCTCGGCGTCCAAGCCATGGTCGATAATGTCTCTGCAGGTGGCCTGATTTCATTCAAGGCGCAGGTTCCTCCGCCTGCTGGCGTTCTGTCCGAAATTGCCATTCTTGCCCGCGCTACTGTGAACGATGCCTTCATCCAGTCTGGCATGGTTATTCAGGTCTATCTCGACGGTGCCGTTCTCAAGAGCCGCATTGTCAACCTGGCGAACCAGTTTGTGATCTGGGATGGCACAAGCCGCAATCTGCCGTTCGTTTTTGAGGATGGCACGTTGAAGCTCAAGGATATCCGCCTGGCGACCCTCTTCTTTGATCAGCTCCAGAGCACGAACGGAAAGCTCATTATTCGGGGCTACGGCGATTTTGCAGATATCAGGATGTATTCATGACCCAGCTCTTCAAGGGGTACAAGCCGGGTGCAGGTCCGGTGCTGAAGGTTCTGAAATATAACGGCGATGATGCTCGGACCCTGCCGAACGATGCATTTGACCGCTATCTGTTCAATTCAGAAAACCAGAACCTCAGCTACGGCCTGACTGCCGAGCCGTTTTATTTCCGCGCTGCGGATCTGGCGGCGCTTCCTATCGATTTCGATCTCTACGGCAATCGGATATCAGGGCGCCGTGGTCCTGGCGGTTCGTCGTTCAACTCGGTGATTCTTGCTTATCGCGTGAATTACATTTTGCCCGAGATGAGTTACCCGCCGATCCCGGAATTGCGAGAAAAAGACTTGAATACGGGTAGGGTGTCGGCGGGAACCCGCAGGGTGCAGCTCGTATATGACAGTGGCAGCGTGGAAAAGGGCTATGTTGACAGCTACCAGTTCAATTACCGCATGCTGCGCGTCACGGGCTTTTCCACGTCATACACGACACAGGTTCCCCAGCTCACCTATAACGGGCTGCTCAATGACGCCTTGAACCGGATCGGACTTGGCGAATGGGTGGTGCCGATCGTGCGCACTGTCTATAACGACAATCGCGACCAGGCTGTTGTCTATCCGAACCTTTGGGATCTGCCGGCAGATGCCTCGGCGATGCGCACATATAATTATGTGCCGAACCTACTCACCTATGTGCAGAACCGATCGGAGTGCAAACTGTCCCGCCCTGGTTACGGGGTATATGACGCCGGCTGGCACACAAAGATTATCGACAGCGATCGCTCACCTGCTTTGTGCATCATGGCCGGTGATCGATACAATATCCCTGCTGACAGCTCGGTTACCCTCTATCCGCCAGTCGGGGTGGTGATTTCCGACACGGCAGTAACTGAGTTTATGTATCGGCGGGTTGGGCAGCCTTGGTATGTGCCGGGGTTTATCGCTGCCGGCTACGTCCGCGAAACCCGGTTTAACATCAGCTATTCCGTGGCGCCCAATGCGGTCACAATTTACAATGAAGGTACGGATCCGATCGACATCCGGTTTGCCGTAACCAATGTTGATCGATCGGGAACGTCGACTGGTGGCAGCCTGGTCGAGTTCACCGGCCACGACGGAACGACCGCCTTCACGCAACTGAAAAAGCCAGGCACGACAGATCCGGCGTCGCGTCCGAACGATATCCTCTTGGATACGCGCTTTCCAACGCTCCAGATTATCAAAGAAGGCTTCATCCCCATTTCTTCCTTCGGTGCTGCGCCAGCTGGCGAACATAACCTGTTCGGCACGGTGAAAGCGACGGTTCCGTTTACCAATAACGGCTTCCTGCCGTTCTTGAAGTTCTCGATCGTGTTCCCGAACTGCGTATCCACGCCATTCGTGAGCCTGCTTTACAATTATCCGGGCGGATGGGGTCCACCTTCCAACGTTTCGGTGCTCGGCCAGATCGATGACAACCTCGCAACGTTCTGGGCTTCGCCCGGCAACTGGTCGCGGCGCTACGTCGATGGCTCGGATGTAAAGGAAGCTTACGACCTGCCAAATCCGATCGGCGTTCGATATTTCATTCGCGGGATCGTGCTTCCTTAACCGCGGTATCAGCCCAACAATCATCCATTTTAGTAAGGTAGGGGAAAATGGCCTATCAAGACCAATTCTACACGCTCGGCACGGTTTCCGTCGCGAATGGATCGCCGGCTGTTGTCGGCACCGGCACAGGCTGGGAGACGGCGCTCATAATAGGTGGCGTCTTCTATGCCGGTGGCGGTGCCTATCCGATTTCCACCGTGGAAAGCGAAACCACGCTCACGCTGGCAATTCCTTACACCGGCTTGGATGGAGCCGGTATTTCCTATGCCATTGACCGGCAACGGTCGCAGGCGACATCGGCGGTCGCCATGAACGACCGACTGGCCCAGATCATCTATGAGCTGGGCGTCGAGAACATCGCGAAATTGAACACCGTCGATCTGGTCGCCAATCAGCTTTTGTATGCAAATGAGAACGCCGACTTTGCGCTGTCGCCAATCACGGCAGCTGCGCTGGCGCTCCTGAATTTGTCGGGCGAAGCCGCTGGCGACAAGTTTGCTTACCTGACCGACGACAGTGCTGCGGCATTGAGCGGCCTTACCGCCCAAGCCCGCGCTATGCTCGCAAGTCCGACACCCGTCATCACATCTTTGGGTTACACGCCGGTCAGCAAGGCGGGTGACACTATGACCGGGAATTTAGGCGCTACCGGGTTTTCCATGACGGGTGCTACCGATGGATCGCATTATACATTGAGCAATCTACAGACTGTTACGATTGTTCAGAACAATCCTTTTATTGCATGGAATTTTTCAGGTGTGATGCTTATCACCAATTGGAGTGCAGGTGGAACTATTGCACTGGTTTGTGGTGGCGGCAATATAGCAATAGCTTTTCAAGTTGGTATACATAATGTTGCTGATCTTATTTATGCCAGTGATCAATCTGGATACGCCTTCTATAATCGAGGTTCAACGGCAAACTTTTCAGTAACTCTAATCAGAACGCGGGATGGCGCATAATGGATTACACTGTTGAAATCCTCGAAGACTATGGCGATCTCGGCAAGCTCTTTGCTGTCACTGTCGACGGACAAGAGTATCGAATTGCGGCTCGTTCGGAAGATGACATCCCTGATGCTCTGGAAGTTGCGATGTCACCACGCGACAATCAAAGCTATCCGACCGCAGCGGTCGATCTCGCTGCCTACGCGGCCCAGAAGCGTTGGGAAAAGGAAGTGGGTGGCATTACCTTAAACGGAATGTCCGTAGCCACGGATGATCGTTCCAAGATGATGATCTCAGGCGCTCGCGTTGCGGCTGAAGCTGACCCGAACTTCGTAACCCAGTGGAAGGCCGCAGACGGAACATTTGTTACGATTGACGCGGCAGCGGTCATCGCGATCAGCGATACGATGCTGGCGCATGTTTCAAGCTGCTTCGCCATCGAGGCGCAAGTGCTGGCGGGCATTCAGAACGAGACGATCAAAACCGTTGAAGATATCGACGCAGCGTTCGCCTGAACGCTGAGTTAACACTCCAGCACAAGTTTGTTCCATGAAGCTCATCTCTGATTGGAGGTGGGTGCTCCGCTATGCGTGGAGCATCCGTCTTTTAATCGTTGCCGGCATCCTGACCGGCATCGAAGCCGTGTTGCCCTATCTGGCCGGCACAACCCTCATTCCTGACCGATGGTTTCGCCTCTTGATATTCGTCGTGACGATCGCGGCGTTTATGGCGCGCATCATTTCCCAGAAGGATTCCTCCGATGAAAAGTAAACGTGCAAAGGGCGCGCTGGCGTCTGGACTCGGCCTTGTTGCTATGACGGCAGCCTACCTCACAGTTCCGTGGGAGGGCGTTGAGAACAAAGCTTATTATGACAGGCTCGGTGGCGTTTGGACGGTCTGCGCGGGCGAAACCAAGGGCGTGAAGCCTGGCGACACTTACACCGACGCGCAATGCCTTAAGATGCTGGAAACGCGTCTGGAGAATGATTTCCGTAAGCCGCTCCGAAAGTGCATCGCCACTTTCGATCGTGCGCCGATTAGTGTCCAGGCATCGATGCTCGATCTGTCCTACAACATCGGCGCCGGAGCGGCGTGTTCATCATCGGCAGCAAAGCGCATGCGGGAGAAGAACTGGCAGGCAGCCTGCAGCGCAATGACGCTATTCAATCGAGCGGGCGGCAAGGTTGTCGAAGGCTTGAAAAAGCGCCGGGAATACGGCGATGCACAGCGGATCGGCGAATTGGAGCTTTGCCTCGCGGGGCTACAGTGATGTTCGGCCTTCTCGACTATATCAAAATCGGTCTCGGCGTGGTGGCCGGGATCGTCATCGGCTCGGTCCATTACAACGGCGTTCCAGTTCTCAAAGATCTGCCAGCTGTTGGCTTCCTGTTCGAAGGGCAAGCCAAGAAAGGGCTTGTGCCGCAATTCGAGCTTGCTGCAGCGCGTGCCGAGCGGGACGAACTGCGGCGTCAGCTTAAGGTCAACGAATTCGTGACCGCCGCTTATCAGGAACAGATCCGCAATGTCTGGGCTGCGGAAGCGGCTCGGACTGAAAAAACCGAACAGGAGATCGCCGACTATGAACGCAAGCTTGCTGAGGCGGGCCGCGCTTGCCTGCTTGATAACGACGATATTGAGTTCCTGCACCGCTGACAGAAAGCTGATCGCAGCGGGTGAAACTGCGGGGCGGGTGACTGCCGGAACGCGCCTGCCTGACTATCCCGAAGATTGCCGACGCAAGGAAGCGCACGCGCCGCTTGTCGAGGGGCAGGAAAAGCTATCGATCTTGAAACGTGAGCGTGAGGCGCTCGATCGGCAGAATGCCAGAACAGACCGGTGTGCGGGCTTTTATGATGGCCTGAAAGTGGGGTTTGAATGAATGGCGACCTTCAATGGTTGATCGGAACTGCCATTGCGCTTTCGACTTTCTTCGGCGGCGCTCTTCTCACAGCATTCCGATCATTGTCGGCATCAATAAAAGACGGTGATGACAGACTGGCGGAATCGTTGAAGTCAGGCGACGATCAGCTGCACGAGCGCGTCAATCGCGTTCGTGACGAATATGTCCGCCGAGTTGATCTTGATGATCATGTAAAGCAGCTTCGCGACGGTATGAAGGAAATGCGCGACGAAACCCGCGAAGGCTTAAAGGGCACCAATACGCGTCTTGACCAGGTGCTTGCCGTGTTGGCGCAGGACAAAAAGACATGACTCCTCAATCGGTTCGTGACTTTTATCCAGAGCGGCGAGGGGCGGACATATTTGTCACCATCGGCGGGCAGGAAAAGAAGCTATCGCCCATGCAGGCAAATCTGATCCTGCAGGCTTGGGCTAGGGAGGTGGGGGCAGCGCTTGTAGCTGGCGTTCACTCTGCCCGATCTGAAGGGAAGGATCTTTAACCAAAAAGAACCCCGCAACGTATATCGCGCGGGGTTAAGCGACTGGCCCCTCCCAAAAGGGACGGTGAAATTTTACCCATTTGGTCAGAAAAGTAAACCTAGATGCCAGATTGGGTCACGGCTTTTCGTTATCTATGACGACGGTCATGTGATCCCTTACAAGTCCTCTGGCGATTATTCCGACAGCTACCGCTGCCTCCATGCCACTCCAGCCAGCTTTTTGGGCTCTTTCAATCAATTCGATCACGTCGTCAACAACTGCATCTTGGCAGTCAGCGCCGCGGTCTTGATAATCTCCAATCTCGCGAGGGGGAATTATCCGCTTGGGCATGTGGCATCCTGGTTTTTATTCTGACTCATCTCTCTTTGCGAAGTTTCGCCATCGTTAACAAAAAAGTAAACCCCGGCAAGGAGGACGGCCATGCCAGGGTCACGCAGGTTAGGTTTTCATCGGTCTGAAAAGCCTGCGCAATTGATAATTCTATGTGAACTAGATCTTGGTGGTCAAGCACAAGCAATCAGTCGAAAAGTTTAGCAAGCTCTGCCGCGCGCATTGCCGTCAATTCAGGATCGTGGTTGCATTCTTCGAAAATCCTCATCACGATACGGGCCAAACGATCCTTGTCCTCATGAGTGGAGGGGCATCGTTCGAGGAGATCGCAGCACCGGGTATATGCTTGCTGTAGAAGTTCCAATTCGGTCGGGTTGTATGTACCCTGATAATCTGCGGATCTGAACGGCATCGGTGGCTCCTTCTATATAACCACAGCGCTCAGTTTCGTCAGATTTCAAGTGATATTTTGAGCTCCGGCATCGGGTGCTTTATTTGTCGCATTGGTTCGGAAATAGGAAACCCCGGCGCTCTCCCGGCGCCGGGGTTTTGCAATTAAGATCGGGCCGTCGCCGTTCTTAACGCAAGTGAAAATTCTTTGATTACTCACAGTAAAAGAAAACCCCGGTCAGTGTGCGTGCAAAGACCGGGGTACGGGATTAGGTTGCCATCGGATTGGAAAGCTACCCGCCAAAAAGATAATAGGGCGCGATAGGCAGCCGGCAATGGCAAAGAGAACCAGATATGGTGTGGGCCGATTAATACGCAAAAGCCCCGGCGCAGTTGAAACTGCGCCGGGGCCGTACTGGGCAAGGTGTGCGGGTCCGCCTAGCACTTTATTCGCCGAGCTTCGTACGACCCGGCGAACAATGCTCTGCAAGAAAAAGCCCCGCCCTATTTGCAAGACGGGGCCGCGACAGCGAGGGTATGGCCGATTGTCGTGTGCTGGCGCTGAGTTGTGCTCTTGCGCTATCAAAACTCCAGCGCGATGGAATCGTTCCGCAGTGGGGCAGGCTGCATAAAAAGCATAATGAAAATAAGGGACTGGTTCCAGTCCCACTTTTTTGCAAGCCCTTGAAAAGTCCAGAAATCCGTAGTCCCTCCGGGACTCTCACGTCTGGGCAACAAAAAACCCCGCCGAGGCGGGGTTTTTTTTGTTAATCATTTCCCATGAAATAATTGGGGGAGCCAACGGTTTGAGCATTTCTAAAATCCTCAAGGGCTTCTTGATATGCCTCTTTAGATCGTTCGGCTAATGTTGAGAGCTGTGCAGAGAACCTAACTGGTTGTTTCTGTGTGTCGGGTTCGCGCTGTGCTTGCTTGTTCGACATTTTGACCCCTTAATTAGCTTAATAGAGCGACTCAATTCAGATGGCGGTGTGCTAGCAAATGTCTGACAATAAGGCCACGGTTTCCTCCCAAGGTACAGAGATAAAATATCCGGACATTATAATCGGCATTGTGTCGCCAGTTGGCACTGACATAAAAACGGTCGTGGAAGAGCTTCGTTCCCGGTTCAAAAAGATAGGCTATGAATCACACCATATAAAAATTACCAAAGCATTTCCAGATTTGGCTGCCGAATTTTCATATCAAGGTCTGGATGAGAGTAGCAAGTTCAAGAGGATTAATTCATATATAAAGTTCGGAAACCGACTTCGAGAGAATATTAATCTCGATATTCTCTCTCGTGTTGCTATTTCGATGATCACAGATGAAAGAGACAAAGTTAGAACGCAGGGATATGGACGCCGGTCCACTGATAAAAAGGGCGTTGTATATATTATCGACCAGTTAAAAACGGAAGCGGAAATCAAGCTTCTTCGACAAATTTATGATAAGTCTTTCTTTCAGGTTTCTGTTTATTCAGCTCGAGACATCCGTGTCGATAATCTCTCAAGAGAAATGGCGCACGATGACAGAAAAGCCGATAGAATTAACTATCGGGAGAAAGCTGAGCACGTTATATCAAAAGATGAGAATGAGCCGGATAAATTTGGTCAAAAGGTTGGAAAGATTTTCCAATATGCGGATGTTGTTTTAAATATTGATCGAACGGATGAGCAGAATAAACTTTCTAACCAAATTAAGAGATTTGTAGAGTTATTATTTGGATATAACGGTTATTCTCCGACAAGACTTGAGTATGGAATGTATTTGGCACATTCTGCGGCGCTTCGAAGTTTAGACCTCTCCCGTCAGGTTGGTGCGGCAATATTTCGTCCGACTGGCGAAATTGCAACACTAGGCGCGAACGAAGTGCCGAAGGCCAATGGTGGCTCTTATTGGTGCGATGAGGGGTTTGATGCAAGAGAATATACTCTAAGTCGCGATAGCAATGATGCCCGCAAAGAGGAAATTCTGCAAGAAATAATAGAAATTCTTCGTGGAGCGGATCCAAAACTAACAGACAAAGAATTAAAAAGCCTTGCCGACTCCCAGTTCATGGATGCTCTTGAGTATGGACGCATAGTCCATGCCGAAATGTCCGCTCTTTCGGATGCCGCGAGACTTGGAATATCTGTTGCCGGGGGAACGTTGTATTGTACGACTTTTCCTTGTCATATGTGTTCGAAGCATATCGTCGCTAGTGGGTTGACAAAAGTTGTTTTTCTAGAACCTTATCCGAAGAGTTTAACTTCAGATCTTCACTCGGACTCTGTTAAAATTGAGGGGATGTCTAGAGGTTCTTACGATCGCTTTCCTTCTGTAAACTTTATCCCGTTCTTCGGGATAACTCCTACCCGTTACCGGGAGTTGTTCTCTCGACAAAAACGTAAAGCAGATAGAGCTTTTTCAAGGTATCGCGATGGCTTTCCGCGTCCAATATTCTCGTTTTTAGTGCCAGAATATTTGACAATTGAATCCGAAATCAATTCATTGCTTGTAGATGAAATATTAGCCGCTAAAGAAAAAGATTGGAATGTGGAGTTGGACGCGGTTCCCGAGACTGTTCTGGAGGGCGAAATGGATGTGGGAACAGAACAAAGCGAAGCTGGATTGGGTGCTTAGCCAAAAAGGAGTTCCTGTAGCCTTGCGATTTGGAAAGGGGCATAAACTGTATGTTCGTGTTCCATATTCTGCTGACAACAGGAATTGGCTCCAAGCAGGCAAGCGAACATCACCTGTTTGGTTGAAAGAAAGGAAGCAGTGGGAGTTACCACAAGCTTGGTTCAACGATTTTGTCGACCGATGTTTGAATCGTTACGGTAAAGTTTATGTCGTCCAACCATTTAGGGAGCATGAAGTTTGTTCGCCTTCCTGTAGGTCGGCGCGTGGCTATGAATGTCAATGCTCATGTATGGGAGAAAACCACGGTTCTGAGAACAACGAAGGTTGGTTTGATGTATCAGATGCGTTTTCTTTACGTTGGGGAGCGCGTGAAATTGCGTGTCGTTTGATAGCTGTCAGCGAGAGTTAATTTATAACGCATGCTTTTCTTTGCGACTTTTTTCAAGCGATTGAAAACGATAGAATTTCGTAGAGCCTCCGGGACTCGAATGTGTGCGATCAAGGATCCGAGTCCGGAGTTTATTACTATTTGTCGCAGCAATGGAAGTTCGCTATTTCACAAGGTGCAATCCTCGTTTGCCTTCAGCCTCGGCAAGTGTGCCGGGGTCTGCCGCTAGGCCAAATACAAGGTTCTCAAGTTCTGAATCCGGTAAGTGGAGATCTGATGCAATTCTAGACCTTGATTTGCGCTGCGACCACAGATCATCGAACACCATTTTCCAGATGGCCGATTTCTCTCGCTCAATCCCGTTGGGTTCACTTTTGCTATAGCGTTGATTTAATTGTATATTAAAGGTTCTATTTTGCCATTCAGTGATGATGCCAAGCTTGTTTAATCGATAGCAAAGCGCGGCGGCAGAGACACGCCATCGCCTTTTTTCTTCTATGATCGTCTGCAACGTTGCGGCGAACGGAATTCTCGCCCGAACATCATCTTCAGGCATCAGAAACGCGCTGGCGAATGCATTCGCCTCCAGTTCGGCGGATCGATGCGCGGGGCCGCCATGCTTGTGCAACACTAAGTGGCCCAATTCATGAGCTGCGTCGAAACGGCTTCGTTCCGCAGATTTGAATGTGTTCAAGAATATGAATGGTTCATCATTGCGCCAGAGAGAAAAAGCGTCGACGTTTTTGGTCGCTTCAGAGAGTGAGAAAATCCGCACACCTTTTGCTTCCAACACGTTTAATAAATGCCCAATGGGTTTTTCGCCAAGGCCCCAATGTTGGCGTAGCGTGCGCGCTGCTGATGCGGGATCCCGATCTTGATCAAAATCTAAAAGATCGGGATCGGGAAGTTGGTAATTTCTATTCAGCCAATCCGCGACTTCGAAGGCGAGGGAGCCGGCAGACAGGGCAGCGTCGCGCTCTCTGGCAGTCATGGCACTTAAGCTACGGAAACTTGCAGATTCCGCATCTACTTCATCTGTGTCGTCTTTTTGGAAGAACTCAAGCGGGAAGTCGAGCGCCTTGACGAGTCTGGCAATTGTGTCTTCGTCGGGATCTTGCTTTCCGTTTAGGACGCGCGAAAGGGTGACAGGAGCAATTCCTGCCCTTTCGGCGAGAAGTTTGGACGTGAATCGGCGGCGTTTCCGTGCCAATTCCAACCTTTGAATGTTGAACATTTTCTTTTACTTACGGTGGATTATCGGAATTATATCCGTGAATTCGTCGTCACTCGCGGCCTCCGAGCGACGCGCCCATTCTTGCTTGTACGCAATAAAAATGCGTTCATAGAATCCATGAAAATTGTTATTTTTTATCTTTGCAGGAAGCGATAGTTCTGCGCTGAAGGTTTCCTCATCGAACGACATACAAAAATACCAAGCGGTGGAATTCAAATGCTGTACGGACGCCAGGTCCACCGCGTTCGGCGCTTCCTTTTCGGTGAACAAGGCTCCTTGTGCAAGGTCGATAAAATGTGCAGATCCTGTTTTTTTGGCTGAAATAGCTTTTGGCCAACGAGATGTGCATGCTTGATCAACATTTTGATATGTGACCATAGCGCCCGTGACCGGGTTTCTGGAAAGCTCTATATTCTTGTCCCGTTTTATTTCATAGCCCTTGGAAATCGCCAAAAGCCGGAGATGCCTGTTGCCGTGAATATATGACAGCGTACCCCGGGCGGTCGCTACATCGATGCCGTCGATGGTATTTGCCCGCTCGGCAATTGTTTTGAAGGCGACTTGGAGTAGCTCGCTTCGGTTGAAGCTGAATTGTTGCAAGCGAGCATCTACGTCGACTGGGTCAGAATAGATTCGTTCGGGAAGCAT